GTACCTCAAATAAAAGTATTTATCTGATAATATCAATAGGCTTTCCAGAAGTCCAAACCTCCAACTCGGTTCTCAATCTATTCTCATTCTTTAGTGTGTCAAACCGGTTAGATGCCTTGTTCTTCCACCATGCAATCAAGTTTACCAGATTGTGTTTCTCATAGTTTTCACCAGGAATAAGCATATCGGTCTTACAGTTAACATAGTCTACCATGTTTTTGAAACCATAATCACTGATGTAATATCTTTTTTGTTCTGTCAACTTTTTTGCATTGACAATCGTTTCTAAGAATGATGCCCCTTCAGGTTGGCCTTTAAGTGCAGATTTAGTTAAAGCTATGATTCTCATAGTGGTCTTTAACTTCTTACTTGAAACATCTTCATCAACAATATCACCGACCTTATCTTCCACAAAGTTCCGTAAATCATCATAAGGTTTGCCGTGCATCATTGGAATAAAATCACTATCAGTCAAACCTTTATAACGAATATAAGGTTTCATACCGTCATATTGTGACACAGTTTTGGAACTTCCATACAAACTGGTAGTTTCAAATAAACACAGATTCATACCATACTTTTTGTTTACGATTTCTCGGACTTCATGTGAGGTACATATACCTGCAAGTAACTTTCCGCCAAGATAATTGAAACCGAAAGGTTGCGCTGGCACAATGACAAAACCCATCATTGAAGAACCATTGAATCGCTTGGACCACTCCGGTTTCTGTGTAAACACTTGGCCAAGCATTTCATTGCGTGGCTTCATGTTGATTACAGGTGAACCTAATCGAATAAATCCAACGAACTTTCCTGTGTTCTTCTCTTTGACGGCCAATCTTATCTGACGGCCAACTGGTGAAATGTTGATGTGTGAACTGGTAATATTCAGTAATGTTTCCCAAGTCTCTTGTGGTATTTCAAGTACTTCAAAATCCATATCATTTGGATGCATTGTGAAGTCTGAGAATAAATCATCTTCTAATGGAAACAAAGGATTGGAAGATAGACCAGACAAAGATGCCAATTTCTGGTCACGCATATATTCATCCACACGATGAAAGTTACCAAAGTAATCTTGAAATACTTTAGCACAATGTAGGGCTTCATCTTTAGTTAAATTCATACTTTAAATCCATCAAATGATTTCTTCTGTGGTTTCTCTCTGTTGCCAAATGTGTTGAGTGGTTTATCTGGTTGACCAGAATCAGTAATGCCATCTTGACCAGATTGTTCCACATCATACAGGCGCATCTTTGCTCTGTCAATACCCAAGGTGAATCTTTTGTACATTGTTGGATCGGAGTAACGATTCTTCAACTGTTTCACCATAATCTGGCCAAGTTCTTCCAATTCTTCGGAAGAAATCAAAGCAAACATCAAGTCTGCGGTTGCTGGCAGACCAAAACTCTCACTTGTGTCCTCAAGTCCTGGGTCGGATGAAGTAAAACCACTTCTTGTTGTTTGTGTAGCAGATACAATTGGTACTCCGTATTCAACTGCAAGTCCACGCAGCTCTTCGGCAATAGCCTTAACATAGGTGTAACTGTTGACGTTAGCACCAGCTTTAACTCTAGCACTGCAACAAATGTTAAGATAATCAATAAAGATAATATCAGGAACAAAAGACTTTTTAAGATTGAGCTCATTGAGTAAGGTACGAAAATGAGTGGTGCTCGCAGATGCTGTAGGATATTCTTTGATGATAAGTTTTCCAACTGTCTTTTCACGAAGTTTAGCAATTTTCTTATCATACATTTCTTTCGGTAAATTTACAAGGTCATCAACTGTGACATTCAATAGATTCGCATCTATTCTTTCTGCAATCTTTTCTTCAGCCATTTCCATGGTGATGTAAAGTACATTCTTGCCTTGAACCATACATCCTGCAGCCACATGGCACATGAACAAACTTTTTCCCACGCCAGTTCCGGCAAGAGCGATATTAAGCGTTTTAGTAGGTAGACCACCTTTTGTGATCTTGTTAAAGAAATCCAAATCAAAGGGGATTCGTTCTTCTTTACGATGGTAGAATTCATATCGTTCTTCCGAATTTTCTAGGTAATCGTGGCCAACTGAGTTGTCAAAACTTACCGCCAAAGCGTCCGATAATACCTTGGGAATCGCACCTTTGTCTTGGGTTTTATCTTTCCCGTCAAGTATGGAAATTGCCCCCAGTACTGCATTGTATATCGCTTTTTCTTGACAGAATTGTTCGGTTTTGTCAGTAAGCCATTGAACCTTGGATTCTTCATCCTTAGTTTTTGCAATTTCTTGGAGATAAGTTTCACACTTCTCCACTTCGTCATCTGTGAGGTTACGCCTCTCTTTGACGGCCAATACAAGCGCTTCAATCGTTGGTGGAGAATTGTAAGTTTCTGTGAACGATGCAATTTCATGGTATAATGTTTTATCTGTTCTGTCGGTAAAATATTCTGATTTTAAGAATGGTAAAACCTTGCGTAGATATTCTTCATTGTAGATTAGATTCTTTAAAATCGTCTGTTCCAGTTTCATCAATCACTTCCTGTTCCATGTTAGATGACATTATTTCTACCAATAAGTCACCAATATAATTTTTAAAGTCGCCATCTTTTTCCAGTTTGGCTGGCTTCTTGACTGTCGATTCTATCACATCATAAGCAAAAAGTAAATAGACTTGTTCATTTTCTTCCTTGAACTTTACCTTACCATACTTGAAGATGGTATCTTTGTATGGACCTTCTAAAAACTTGATGTGTACGGAAGACTTATCATCTTTCGGATAGATGAAGCAATAATCAATACCTTCTGTCATGTTGCACCATTCATAGTTTCAACATCAAATGTTTCATCAATGTTGCTTGTCATAATTTCACCGGCTGCCACTCGATATTTGTCCTCAATAAAATCACGGAAAGATTTCTGTTTCAGAATAGGCATCCAGAAGTCTTTGGTATCGGTGTCCTTCTCACGGTAATTCTTTTCTTCAATCACACCGTCAGCATCGACACGTTGGTACCAACCATTCTTTGGTTTGACCACATGCTTGGATTCCAAAGCAAGGTCGAGCAAACCAGACCAAGTGCTAATACCACCGTCAAAAGATACGCTAACAGGTATCTTAGATTTTTCTTTGACATATCTACTTTTCTCTACATTAATAATAAAATTGTAACCGGTAACTTCTGTACCGTCTTTTTCTTGTTGGCGACCAATGATAAAGATATTATCAGCCGAATAATAAGAACCTGTACCACCACCAACGATATCTTTGGGGAACATACCGATTTCTTTGTATGTGTGATTAACCACAATCATTGGAATATCTTTCAAAGACAAATGTGGTGTTACCATACGGAACAAAGACTTGACTTGTTTTGCTCTAGACATATCAGCAACTGATTTTTCAGCCAAGGCATCTTCAACTTCTTTCTTTGATGCCAAGTTGCCAATTGAATCAATGACGATAATCAATTTATCACCACGCTCAAGTTGTGTCAATTGAGCCATTATGTCGAACTTGAGTTGTTCAATATCTGTAAGAGGAGTATGGAGCACCCGGTCTGTGTCAATACCAAAACTGTCAAAATAAGACTGTGGAGTACCAAACTCCGAATCGTAGAATAATAGTGCTGCATCTTCATATTTGTCCAAATAAGATTTGGCCATCAATAAAGAAAAGGCTGTCTTAAAATGTTTTGATGGACCAGCCCACATTGTAAGACCTGGTGTTAGACCTCCGTCTAATTTACCAGAAAGTGCCACATTAATAATTGGCACTGCGGTTGAAATCATATCCTTCTCATTGAAGAATTTTGATTTGGATAGAATAGCAGAATCTTTGATGCTACTATTCTTTTTAATTTTGTCAAGAATGCTCATTTATTTTCCTTTTTCACGAAACGAATATGGTTCATCATAATCATACTTAGGTTCTAATTTTTTGGGTAGTTGTTGCTCAGATGAAGTGATGGGTGGTATTGATTCACCACTAGCTTCATCAATCACAATCATATTGTCTTTTCTAATCTCTACGGTTTCTTCCTTTTTTGGTTCAGGTTCTTGTAGTATTTCTTCCAATTCTTCTTTGGTTGGTTTTTCACCAACATCAGCAACATATACAGGTATCGAATCTTCGTCCAATTTTCTGGCAGTTTCTTTTGCACGATTAAAGAAGTTTTCAGTATCATCAAAATCTTCTTTTTGTCTTATTGACATGTTGTATGCAATAATCAATAAAATTGCCAATGGATCAAATACCACAATAATCAATAAAATAACAAGTCTTACCGCTTTGTCGATAATGTCATTAGTCGCCTCACCATATGCCAAGGCCGCAATATATTTGATTGGACCGATATCCGCTTCAACCTTTTTAAGCTCTGTAGATAGAGGCGCACGTTCCTCGGAGTATTTGGCAATGGTGGCTTGCGACTGTTGAATTTCTTGTAGTATTCTAGCCCTATCTTTCTGTTGGGAACGGCGTATTGCTTGCGCTTTGTCGGCACCCTTTTCATCTGTTGAGCGACCCATAGTTTGATCCACAACCTCATCATACTGTTTAATTGCCTTGCGGTTCGATTCGACATTTTCCTTCTCCGTTTTTATCTTCTCATCCAACAATGCAATCTTATCTACAAGTGGTGCATTATCTGCCGAATGTTCTAGGTGTGCCTTTGATAGGAAACCAAAAATACCCATTGAGGTAATCAACATTAAAATAACAACAGCAATTGATAGATATGATTTGATAAGAAAAGGGCATTCCCTCCAGTTTCTATACAACCAAGATACAGTTACAAGTTTTGATATTTCAAGTATAGAACCCATAATGACAACTGGCCAAAAAGATCCTGGAAATATTTGGGCTAAACCTATAACTGAATAGTATGCTGCAACGCCAGATAAACCTAGTGCTGTCAGTAACGTTAAGAATATCATGCAAAAAAGTCCTCTAAAGAATTTGTTTTTTCCGCAGACCAATTCATGCAACGCAAAATTACGCTGATTGGTTCCAGAAAGGCCTTGTCGAATTGTACATCATAGTCAATGTAGTTGTCAAGCTCAAACTCTTTTGGTATTCTTGAGGGAAATGAAATCACATCATTCTTGAAATGATTCGGCATTTTTAGATAGGTGAATTTGAGTTTTTCACCTTCTTGGATCAATGGATACTTCTTGGTCAAATCTTTTTGTTTGAGGTAATGATTATATACAATCGCACCACGAACATGAATTGGTGTACCTTTTTTGAACATCATTACTGGATCGGAATAAGTACTTAACCCATTCAAACCTCTAGGAAAAGATATTTCTTCCGCAGGTAGTGTTTTAAACTCCTGCCTGAACTTGGCAATAAAGTCTTGCACTTCTTGTTCGGTACCAGTCATCATTAACTTAATAGAGGCTTTCATCTTCTCACGAATGGCAGATGGTGTGGATGATTTAATCATTTCCAAACCCATCACCTTCATGTGTGGTTCTGCATACTGAACACCTTCGTTGTTATACACATTCAATATATAACGCTTCTTGGCAGTCCACACACCCTTGTCGGAAAGACCTTCACGCTTCATCTGCATCTTTTGTGCGTATGCGTGTACATAATTGGCCAATTCTTCGTATGATTTATCAATATATGGTTGTAGTTTATCTTCACAAACTCTGTCCATGAATTCAATAACTTTTTGTGCAGGCATCTTAACAACACCATCAACACCATACACTTTGTTTACCAGGTCACCAAGGCGCAGGTAAATAGAATCAGTATCTGATGCAATCACATAGTCCACATCATCTGTGGACAATAACTTGTTCATGTACTTGTTGATTTTGGCTTCGATCCATCTGATGGAAAGTTGACCTGCGGTAGTAACTCCCAGAGCCATGCGTAGGTCATAAAACCTAAAATACTGGCTTCCCAAAGCGCCGTAGGCAGAGTTGAGGGATACTTTCTTTGCAAGTTGTAGGTTGTTAAATCTAGCCACACGTTTCTCAATGTCGTATTTTTTAGATTCGTCTTTTTCATTTTCGTACTCCTGTTGAGCTGTCAACATCATCTTTTTAAACTTCTTACGGTCTTGATACATTTCTTCCATCATTGCAGGTAAGAAACCAATCTTGTCCGTACGGAAGAATTGTCCGTTTGGTGTAATCGTTACATCTTCCAATCTTGAGGTGTCAATTTGACATTTCAAGAGTTTATCAACAGACACACCTTGTGAAAGCACTTCACGCATTTCTGGTGTATAGTTTTCTGGTTCAATTAATGTTTCTGGGCTGATATTGTATTGCATCATCAAATGTGGATACAAACTGTTCAAGTCAAACGATGCAATATAATTATGCATACCAACTTGTGGGTCTTTTACATATGCACCTTCAAATGCAGCATCTTTGTCCTGCACTTCACGGGGTGGCACAATGATACCACGATTCAACAGATATGAATATGTTAGTGCATCCCACATACGGGTCTGAGCAAACACATCTTCATAGTTACACTTGGTATCATATGCAAGGGTTAAGGCCAATTCTAGAAGCTTCAGTTTATCTTCCAACTTTAGAATCAGTTTAACGTCTTTGATGTTGTATTCAATAAACTTTTGAAAGTTGAGGCGATACAATGCATGGAGATTATCATATTCATCATATGAGATTTTACCTTCACCAAGTTCCACCTGTGCGATGTTATCCAACCGATATGATTCTTGTGACTTACCACCTGGCGCATACCATTTGTACAATTCAATATAGTCAAGTGATTCGACACCAACAAAACTATATGCAATCAATTGACGGCCATTAATAATCGTTTTGCGTTCCGTGATATAATTCCATGGAGACAGTTTCTTGGTATCATCTTCACCAAGAATTTTACGAAAACGATTTACAAGATAAGGTATATCAAAGAACTTAGTATTCCAACCAGTGATAACATCTGGTGTCATACGAGTCCAGATATCCAAGAACTTTTTGCAAAGAGACCATTCGTCCCTGCATTTGAAGTAGGTTACATTGTCTGGATCGTCATTGGTGTAGTCTCCGCAACCCATAACATACGTGTGTCCACCTAGATAGGTTATGGCGATGGCTGTGATTGGTTCGTTTGCAAGATATGGGTCTGGAAAACCATTCTCAGAACCAACTTCAATATCGACTACACCAATAGAAACTTTATCGGCATCCCAATCAACCATTTCAGAATGTTGTTCTGCGATAAATGCATATTCGAATCTGGTGTTGCCATAGATTTTTGTACCACCAGCAACATCTTCAAATTGTTTTACATAGTCTCTTGCTTCACGAATGCCATCGAATCGTTTTGGTACAAGGTCAATACCATCAAGAGATTTGTGTGTACCGTTACCTTTGCGAGCAGGAAGGTACAATTGTGGTTCATAATCAATCTTTAGTCTGATTCGTTTACCGTCTTTGACACCACGATAAAGAATTTTACCACCGAGAGATTGAACATTTGTGTAGAAATTAGCCATTAACCTTTAAGTATTTGTTTGTTTGGAAGAATGATACCTGAACCAAAAATTTGATTGTAGTTTTCAATAAAATCATCAGCAGGAACATAGTAGTATACTACATTCTTCTTGTCAATGTCAATAGTTGCATTTTTGCCATGATTGGCGTGCATTGGAAATGGTGCAAAACCGACATTTGGATTACCGTCCTGACCACGGACCACAGCAATAGCCACAGGATTGGATAAGGTAAATGCAAATGGAGTTTCAGATTTAACTTCACCCAAAACTTCTTCCTGAGTGACAAGTTTCAGTACAATTATAGTCATAATAAACCTTTGAGATGGAGCGGGTAGTCGGATTCGAACCGGCTTCTTTAGCTTGGAAGGCTAAGTCCTCTCCCAGGAGAATACCCGCATAAATAAGTATATAGTGTGTTTGAGGTCGTATTATATCATTGTTTTGTTATAAAGTCAACAGAATAAATGGTATAAAAGATGGATCCGTTAACCCTTCTGGCTCTAGCAAATGGGGCTGTGGCTGCCGTAAAGAAAGGTTGCCAACTCTACAAAGATATCAAAAGTGCAGCCGGTGATGTGAAGGGTGTTCTTGATGATTTAGATAAGCAATTCTCCAAACAGCATGAAGGCAAACCTGTTACCAGAGAACAAAAGCAACAGTTTGAGCAAAAGAAAAAAGAAATAAAGGAAAACCTATCAAAGGATCCAAATGATATTATGTCAACCATCGGAGATCAGTTGGGGACATTCTTTGATGCTATGGACAAGATTGAAGAATTGTTTTATGAAGAAGAAAAGAAAGCCAAAGAAGTTTACACTGGCGATGTGTCTCTAAGTCGCAGAGCATTGCAACGGGTTCTTATTCGTTCCAGACTTGAGCAGATGGAAGTTGAATTGCGTGAGCAAATGATTTACCATGTACCAGCAGACCTGAAAGATTTGTGGACACGATTCCAAGAAATGCGTGGACAAATTATTGAAGAACAAAAGGTAGCCAGAAAAGTAAAAGAAAAAGAAGATGCGATCCGAGCCGC